AAGATTAACTGACATACCGCGAATAGATGATCCTGATGTTGCAGCAGCAACAATCCTTGAATTATTACTAAATTCAATAGATCCTTTGTTAAGAGCTTTACATCCTGGCTGTAAAAAGAATGGTAAGTTTTCTAGCATAAGTGTAACTCGACCAAGCATCTCACGAGCGGTAGCACCTTTATTTGCCATAACAGCAATAACTTTTTCACTATTAAAAAGCGCAAACCAAAGTAGATACGCCACTGATGAAATAGATTTACCAGATTGTCGACAGGCTAAAACGATATTAAATCTGTGTGTATTAAACTGATTAAACATTTTTTCTTGATAGGGATATAAATCAAATGGAACTAAACCTTTATCAAGGTGAATTACTTTACAATATTTTCTCGCAAAGTATGCAGGATCTTGCATGCATTTAGCATATTCTTTAACTTCATCATTTGTCCAATTAGTAACAACACCATCACGTTTAACATTTGGATTGCCTAAATAAGAATCATTCTTTTCCATCATCTAATCTATCTGTAATATCAATTACGTTATCATCTTTAACAGGGTTATTCATATCTTGTAACATTCTCTGCAAATCTACGGTAGATCCTACAAATAAATTATTTGTTGTACCTTCTGGCGCTGTTACCTGAAGTACGTCTTTTTGATCATATGATTTCTTCTTCTTATGTAAATCCATAAGGCGGTCATTTACATCTGAAACATTTTTAATCATACCAGACACAACTTCAAAGGCTCTTGGATGCTCAAGTGCTCGAGCTACTTCAATCATATCTTCAAGCGCGGTCTGGCCTTTTTCGATTAAATCGTAGTAAGTTCTGCGAGAATAATCAAAATCATCTTCTGGTAAATTGTCTGATTTTTTCCAATCACTCATTTATCTAACTCTTTTTGTTCCGCTTAACGAAGAAGCGGGTCCTGAAGGACTCGATGTAGAAGCTCTTTGCTCAATATCACGCATTGCTTTTGCCTGAGGTGATATTGTAACTCTATCAGGCAGTATCTCACGTGTTTTCTTTGTCTTATTTGGATTATGATTGGGACCATGCGGACCCATCAAAGCGCCTTTCATTGCTCCAACAAACGATTCAGTATTCATATCAATATCTTCTTTTTTAATATGTTTCTTATGTTTCTTTTTATGATGAATAACTTTTTTTGCTAATTTATTACCAGCAAACCCGCCTACTGCATTACCAACATATCCTCCTAAAGTTGAGCCTACTGCTTTTCCAGCCTTATAAGCAGGATCGAATTCTTTAGTGGTAATATACCTAGTTGGACTCATAGATCTAGCTAAGTGCCCTCCGATTTTACCGCCAACATATGATCCAGCAGCACCACCGCCATATGAACCACCAGCTGCTGTTGCAGCCCGGGCTGCAAAATTAGCTACTTTACCTTCATCTAATGCCGTAGCATATCCTTTAAATGTTAACATTTTATTTTCCTTTACCTAAAGCAGCACGTTGTCTATTCACTATGTTTAATATATCTTGCTTATGTTTAGCTGCATTTGGATGATTTGCAGGTATCGATGTTGCTTTACCATCAACTCCCATAAGAAATGACCCTCCTTTTTTAGAAGTCATTGGATCTCCGGGCTTTGGTGAAGTTACGGGTTTGGCCGCTGATTTGTTATTTTGCGCTAATCTTTTAGCTTTCCATCTGTTAATCGCATTTGGTGATGCATTAATTTTTGGAAAACTGTTTGAAGTTTGAGGTTGAGTAGCTGCAGGAGTTTGAGGTTGAGTAGCTGCAGGATTACCGCCTGTTGTATTATTCCAACCAGGATGTTGTCCTGTTCTAGTATTAGATGGAGGAGTTGGAGGGGTCGGAGGAGTTTGGCTGCTTCCAGTATTTTTAGTAGCTTTGCCTGCTTTTCTTTTCTTTAAAAGAGCTTTCACGCCTTTTTTAGCATATGCATAAGGTGAAGATACTACATCACCTATTTTCGCGCCTATGTCACCACCCAAACCACCGCCAGCAATTGCCCCAGCTCCAAAACCAATAGCATTTCCAATTCCAGGAGCTATGGCGCCTCCAGCAAGACCACCACCAATTCCGCCAGCAAGCCCGCCTGCTGCCATACCTAAACCTCTACCAATTGCTTTACCAACAGGTCCTTCATTTAATTTATTAGTTTTTAGTTCTTCTCTTAATTGAAAATATGTTTTCATTGTGATGAATCTCCGTAATATTCAGTAACGGTAGTAAAACCGAAATCACTAAACGGTGTTGCGTTAGCTGGGTTAGGTGTTGTAATTTGTTTAACATATAATCCATCAGAATCTGCTCCAGATGTTAGCAATGAAGCTTTATCTATATGAATATTAGCAGTTGTTGATCTAATAACTTTAGATCTTCTAATAGGTCCATGAAAATTAACTCTCATTCCAAAATCTAGTGTATAAATTATAGTTCTTCTTTGTTCTAATGATCCTTCAAAATCGTCTTGAAAATTAACGGATTGAAGAGTAATAGGAACATCTTCCTTTATAGTATCAAAACCAACTAAAGGCTTAAGTGTCAAAGTATATTGTGGATTGAAATATGGTAGAATTTGTTCTACAATTTGTAAGGCATCATCTTGCAATTTAGCATAAATGTTCAATGAGAAAAATATAGTATAAGGAGCTGGAGAATAAATTTTATTTGATTCTGTAGAACTGGTACTATACGCCTGAATATAATTATTATTCTTTGGAAGAATTCTTTCAGGATCATATGCTAATGAAGTTATTTCAAAAGACATTCTTGGTAACTTTAACGCTACTTTAGTGTCATCAATTAGCGAAGGATTTTCTCTAATTCTTTCTAAGTATTTGTCTTTAGGAGCATATGCTAATGGAACTTTTGTTTGATTAAGTACTGCACCATTCGATGCAGTTCGTTGAACATGAATATCATTAAATATTGTTCCAAATGTAGCTACTGATTTTCTAATTCGTTCGTGATAAAAATATTGAAACATTATGTATCCTCTGCATCGCCAAATGGGTTACCTTCAGAGAAATCTAAGAAGTCTATGAAATTTGCATTATTATTAGCATCAAATATATCATTTTGTGCTGAAAGATATCCAACATCTTCATTAACCGAAAGAATAGTTCGTGTTCTTGGATATAGATATGTGTTTGAATCTACATTTCTTCCATAGAATACATTTAGTGGGAATACAAACTGATCAGATGGTCTGTCATTAACAATTGTTTTACCAACCGTAAATCCTATTAATCCGCCTGACAATGAATCCAGCGCGCTGTCTGTACTGATATGTGCAAGCGTGAGAGTTCTTGTTTGAGGACTGTATTCAACAACTTCTCCAACAATGTGCGGATGTCTGCCAGTAATAGTTTTAAGAGATGAATCGATTTGATAGATATTTTCTCCTACCCAGAAATCAACTCCGCCTTCTAATTTATCGCTATCACCACGTAGATCACCGTTTTGATTTCTAGCTGAATCAAGACCAATAATTGTATTTGCTGCATCATTTTCAATACCATCAATTGTTTCAATTCCAGTATCAAGATCTTCACCGCTATATACGAACAGCTCACAACGTAAATTATATGTTGGAACATTATTTAGCTGATAAAATGGCTGCTCATGTTCGACATGCATAATTTCAAACATTGAATTAGAAAGAGGAAGATATAATACATCACCTTCTCTTGGTCTATCACCAGTAATTGTATTTGAGTTTTGCTCAACAGTATGACGCCATCTTCTTCGTGATACTACGAAATTAGCTGCGTCTCGAATTTCAACACCAAACTTTGTAAAGAGATCTCCTTCTCCATCAAAGCCTTGTTGATTTTCAATATACATTTCAATTTTATAAGCAGTTGAGAAACGAGAAGGTACATCTTCACCTAATATCTTATCTTCGTTAACAATTTCTCTTGGCATATAATAAACGTCTTGACCATAGATCTTTAACGATTCTATGATTATGTCTTCGTATAAATTTTGTTCATTTGCCGGTTTATCAGCAAAAAATAGATTCTTTGCCATAAATTATCCTACATAAAAATCAATTGGTAATTCAAACTCGAGTCTTAGTTTTTCTTCAGCGGCTTGTATTTCGGCATTAGCATCATCAAATATCTGTCTACCATTTAGCATCACTCCACCCGGAAGAGTCATACCCTCAAATTTCATAAGGTTTGAACCCCATTGTCTTTTAATAAGAGATGCTGCATATGATTTTAACCACAAATCATTGTAAATTGATTTAGTTCCAGATGTTGAAGATGGATCTACAAGCGCATAACATTCAGCTACAAGATAATCACCTGCCACAATATCTTTATCTGAAAAGTCACCAAATATTTGTAATCTATTTTGTCTACGCTGATAAGATACCTGGGGAGTGCCATTTAGCGTCATATTAATAAGATCAAGATATTGTTTCATCTGTACGAAATAGTCTAAACCACCAGTAAAATTATTTAAATTAACCATATCATTAAGCATCATTTGGTACTTAATGTCAAACATTCCTGCACTGCTTGATGAACCAACTCGAATAGGAAATAAATGAGTTACGAAAATAATATTATTTGCAACAGGAATCCACTTATTTGTAACATCTGTTTCTGTAACTAAATGTTTAAAATAAGTTTTGACCGTAGCATCTGAGTGATATTCTTGATATATTTCTAGCGCTTCATCGATTCTATCGTCGATTTGTTCGTCCGCAACATTAATATCAATTACAGGAGAACCTAATTTACGTAAACAATATTCCTCTAATTCAGTTCGTGTGGTTACTATAGCCATATTGACATCCTATTTAAATAGTCTTTGTACTATTTATATAGTTTTTTATCTCAACATATTATTAAATCATCCATCAGACCATGATTGAGCGGCAGCGCCTGTTGGTGCAGCGCCACCACCACCTGAAGGTGGACCATATAATAAAATATTCGAAACTTTAAAAGCCTTATTATCATTTGGATTACTATACACTTGCACCGCTGTCCCTAGATCATTTATTGCAATACCTATTCCTTCAGTATTATGTGTAGGTTCAGTATAAACATGAGTTAATATTGCTGCCATTTTACTCTATCCTGCATCTATGCATATGGAACATTATCTTCTGGAAATGCGTAACATGCCCTGTTCTCTGCGCTAGATTGATATGCGTTACCTGTCATATGACCTTTCATTATTCTATATCTAGTAGAACCTTCTAATATAACATTACCATCATTAGCACAATCATCTGTTGTTCTATAAAAATTCATAAGTCTACCACGCCTTGGATTTTTATATAAATCTGCTGCGGCAGTACCATCAGGATGTGATAATCTATGTTGACCAATAAAAGTTAGAGGAGTCAACATATGCGCTGGAGTATCTGACCCAGCAATGGCAAAACTATCTTGTCTAATGTTTGGTTGAGGATTAAATGTTGAATATTGCATATCTGTTGTATGAGCCAAACCACCATGATCATACCCATTACCAGCATTAGTAATACCAGTTCTTACTACACCAGTCGCATCTATATATCTAGGTTGTGTAACTCCAAACCAAGCATAATTTGACCCCGCCGCCGGATGCTGAGGATTGCTCATAACATTCATAGTTGCAGCATGAGTATATACACTAGGACAATATGTATTATCTATACCATATGCCCAAAGGTCTATTGTAGGATTATATTCAATATCATTAAGAACCATCCAACCATGATCTGTAGTAGTTGGCGAATTGTCTGCGCCACCACCGCCAGTTATTATTTTAATCGCAAAAGTAGTATCATTTGCGATTATATGAACTGAATCGAGCACTTGTCCGTAGTCCGCACCAACGGGCGGAACAGCATTCATATAAGCAGTGGTACTTCCCCCAATACCAGTACTGACATTAGTATTAGGAGATATGTTTGATCCATTTCTATCATATATGTGTATTCTCCAACCATCTGAACTACTGATCCTTAGTACTACTTTTAATTGTGGATCTCCAGTAAATTGTGAGTGTGCGTAATGCTTTTTATAAAATGATAGTTCTCCACCAGTTGATTGGTTGGCTACTGAGACTGAGCTATAGATGCCACTCGTAGGGTATGTACCCGCTACTGTTCCTGCAGAACCATTAAACCCCAGTGAGCCACTGGCGTCTGATTGGGTTGTCCAATTTGTTCCCTGTAAAAAATCTTGTATACTTTTTGTCATGTAGTGAACATCATAGCTATTGTTTGTAGTGGTGTTCCTTGGTGTAAATTTTGCATATGCCATTATGTTATTCTCCTGTCCATTCTGTCCATACATTATCTTCATCTTTTAATGAATTTACTCCGACAGTAACAATTTCTAATGGAGAGCGTAAAGACATTATCAATTGTGTATCGTGATTTATGTCATCGACAATATAATCACTATGCATATGTGCGCTATTGAATGGTGAATTTTCTTTATATTTGTAAACTTTAAAATCAGTAATATAGTTTTCATCAGCAGAATCTTCAATAAGACCATGCCTTTGTCTAACTGCTAATTTTTGTGCATCAGTCAATGCCATTTTGTTGTCCTCTTATGAATATGTAAACGTAACAGTAAGATCAGATCCTGCTGTAGTGCTACCAATTTGTGTTATATCTACTGTTAGATAATCATCTTCTGCTAATGTTATACTTGGTGAACTATTTATAATTTTTGTTCCACCATCTGCAATTACTAAAGTTGCACCTGATGAGCCATTCTTATTTACAGTTATATTAATTGCTGCTCCTGCTGGCGCGGTATTTACTCTTGCTACAATTCTACTTATAGTCACTGCTTTTGGAGCATACCATCTTTTAGTTCCAGTTGTAACTGTCAATGCACCGGTTTGAACTAGATTTGTAAAATCTGAAGGTGAAGCGGTTGCTATCTGCCAGCCTGTGCCAGTTTTAAAGATATGTAAGTTACTAGTATCTTCTGCAAAAGCTAAGTCACCATTGACATTGCCTATCGCTGGAAGATACGTAGCATCTGCAAAAATGCTCACTGATGCAACTAACGAAGTTCCATCCGGAGCAATTAACGTTGCAGTACCAGCAACTTCCTTAATTTTATTTTTAAATGAAGGCGTATTTTCTACATAAGTTGCCATATCTTGAGGAACAAATTTACTATTTGTTGCATCATATACAATACACATTTGATTAACTAAAGAAGGAATAGGTCTTAATTCAATCGCGTTAGAGTGATTTTCTTGATCATGTTGACCATAGATTACATAGTTGCCATTTTCATTAGTTTCTACTGCTAAGTCTTTTATAACAATAGTTCCTCTCATTGCAGAGTGAATTCCACATTGATAATATAAAGTATCAGGCGCATTAGCAGGTACAGTAAATACTAATGAACCAGTTTGATTTCTTGAACCAGTTACACCAGTTGTATATTCTCCGACATAAGATCCAGAAACATAATTTGTTCCATTATCTGTTGTCAAGTAAAAAGGATGGCCAGTTGCAGTCAAATTAAATGTATAGGTACCGCCTCTGCGCAGCGGGCCTATTTCTGGATTATCTCCTGATCGTGTTCCGCTAAATGTATATACACCAGAACCAGAAGCTACAGTGTATGCCACTGTTGGAGCAGTTAAAGTTGGTGGTGTAATACTTGATGGCACTGTAAACGCTAATCTTTGTACTGAAGTAGACGCACCGCCATTAATACTTGCATGTGTATGATTCACTGTCGTAGTTGTTGGCCAACTTACTAAATTTTGATCGCCAGCTCCGTCAATCCACTTTAATTTAAAATCATGTCTTTGTGTCATACTTCCATATTGAGTATTCGCAAAGTTATTAATCTGATATGTACCTTGCATATAAAGAGGAACATTTGTTTGTACTTCATTTGTGATAGATGTTCTTGCATAGGGAAGAGAACTTGTTAACCATGTCCATATCCAAGCCGTGCCATGTCCAGCTGTTGGATCAGCTACTTGAATTTCTAATACTTCTGGCGCAATAGTTAAATCTACATTATCAAGTTGTTCAATTTGCTCAACTGCAGGTTTTGATGACTGTTCAACACCACCAACCGTAGATTTAGTTTCAAGTTTACCAGACGCAGATGCTTCTAATTTAATAGTATTTACACCAGTACCAATACTAATTGCAGGTAAAGAGATTGATCCTCCGCTACCTGCTGAAATAGATCCACTATCTCCTAAAAATAATGTACTACCACTCAAATGAAGTGATTTCCATTTCTTTGTCGGTGACCCTAAATCATACGCAGAATCAGCGTCTGGAATCCAAGATCCATGCGGCGTTAAATTAGCTAATGATCTACCTTTAGTTGACATATTTAAATTCCGTTGCTATGTT